TTGAAACTCCAGAGTTTGACCTGCTATGGCGTTTCTTGCTGCCGCAAGTTCTCGAGCAGTGTTGTCACGGAATTGTGCAAGTTCTCGAGCAGTAAGATCTTGTCGAGCCGCATTCGCAGCGTTTTGTTTCAACGCATTCACACTTTGATTGTAGCTGTTAATCATCTGTGCTGTGGCGATTGAAGCATCTTTTTCGTCTTTAATCATCGTACGAAGAGTTGCTCTATATTCTTTTCTTTGTGCCTCATCCTTGGCATCAATACGAGCAGTATCTTTAGCATATCCCTCTAGTCCGAAGGACAAACCTTTGGCAACATTTGTCAAAGCATTTTCTGACTCACCTGCTGCAATCGCAAGACCAGCACGAGTTAGATTCATCCAGAAAGAATTCTTTCGATCTTCTTCCGCCTCGTTAGGGTCAAAGCCCATTATTTCTTTGGCGCGCTTTTCGATATCACTCAAACTAACTTCTTCTGGCTCAACTCTTTCAGCGTACTCTACGCCGAAGTCAGCAACGTCTTTCTGAGATTCTGGCTGCCCACCACTAGGGCCAACTCTTTGCCCTGCTGTGCCTGTGGTTAGCAAATTCATTTCTGTTGAGCTATCTCCGCCGCCACGAATGTTAGCAAGTTCCCCTTCCAACGCCGCGTTGCTTTTCTTTGCCGCTTCAATTGCCGGGTCCACAGTAGAAACTGTTTTCTCTGGCTGATCAGTTTCAGTGGCCTCTTCTTTTTTGGCGGTGTCTGATTTTGGTACAAAACCCGCATCAAGACCTGCGTTTTCACCAGGGTCTACACCCGGTGCAGCAACAGGAGGAGTTTCAGATAAAGCTTCGCCGCCGCCCAACGCCATGATCCTTTGCCTTTCGGCGAACCTAGCAGCCTCCGACTGACCTTGCTCATCTTGTGCAGCCGCCGCTTGTCTTTCCCGAATCTCAGCTTCTCCGATCTTGGGGAAAGCTGTGCCCAGCAAACTTGTTTCAGGGGGCGTATCCATAAGAGGCTGTGCTGAAGTCCTCGCCGCTCTAAGAATATCCAACGGACTACCGTCAGAAAACATGTTTCCAAGATTAACATCGCCCACTTGAAAGAATGGACCCGAGTCGTAACGCGGTCCACCCATACGAGCAACCGTTTCTGCCCGTTGTTGTTGAGCCGCTGAAATTTCCGCTCGTTGTTGTGGCGTCATAACGCTGGAGGGCGCCACTGGCTGCCCCCTACCTGCCGAAAAAACAGAGTCGGGCATAGTACGTGGGGACGAAGTTGTAGATGACACGGAAGGCGCCGAAGAAAAAATCCGACCAAGACCAGCCCGCACATCTGTAGGCAGCATCGCCAAATCCTCAAGCAGCGTACGGTTTTGTGTGTTTACGCTTGTACCGCGCTGCGCCCGCATTGGTTTGTTCTGCGCCATCGCCTTCTGCGCTGCCGTCATCAACGGAGCAGAAGAGGCCAAGATCCCAGTTGCACGTTTCGCGGCCCGTGGATCACGAAACATCTTGCGGTAAAGAGGATTCATCACGCAGTCGCCCTTTGTCCGAAGTTAAACAGGTTGCCAATACCACCCGCCTGACCGGCAGCACCGAGGCCCGCGATTCCAAGACCAAGGATCTGGGACATTGCGCTAGGTGGTGGTGACATAGTCTGCGAGGTTGTTTGTTGCAGAGCCGGTACACCTTGGAAGATGTCTGACATAAATCCAACTTGCTGGAATGGAAGCTGCTGCTGTGCCAACAGATTCTGCTGACCAATGTTAAGACCGGTCTGAGCCTGCTGCTGTTGTAGCCCGCCGATTCCGAGCAATGTGTTGATGTCTTGAACGCCGCCCGCTTGTGCCATTTGACCAAGGCCACCAAGTCCTTGAGCCAGAGCACCGCCAAGCTGTGCTTGTTTCAACTGCTGCTGCGCCGCCTGACTGGCAAGCTGCGAGGCTTGCGAAAACCCGGCACTGCGAAGACGCTCACCTGTACGCGCTTGCTGCTCCAGTGTGTTGCGGCCAATCTCCCCTTCGAGGACAGCTTGACGTGACCCGCCAAACGCTCCTGCACCACGCGCTTTTGCTGCTGCTGCAATTTGCTGCTGCTGACCCTGTCTACCAATATCCGCCTGTGCCCGCTGAACAACGTCATCGAGATACGGATCCATATAGTCTTGATACGCTGTCGGCGACATGCCTGCGCCGGCTGCGGTCTGCATCGCTCCTTGAATACCAGCTTCTGCCTGCTGCAAGAACGGCTGGTAGGCACCCACACCAGACAAAGCCGCCTGTATCGCCTGCTGCTGACCTTCTTGTAGTTCTGCCTGCTGCGCTGGCGCATACGGCATAGTAAGGCCGAGGCCACCCTCGCTTGTCGGCTTGAAGAGTCCTTGGGCCGAGGTCAGCAGATTTGCCAGATACTGTTCCTGAAACTCAGGAAGTCTGGTTTCTTGAATTACGGTTTGTGTAGACATTATGCAGAAGCCTCCAACTCGGCCATCATATCATACATACGTGCGGCACCGATATCTCTATCTCCACCACCCGCACCACGCACGGCCTTTGCTGTTACGACGAACTCACCGTCCGACAGACGTGCAGGCACTGAATCAGAAGTGCCGGTCCCCGGACCGTGGACTTCGCCGCCATGCATATAGTTATAGTTCGATATCTCGCGCTGATATGCTGCAAGATCTTCTGGATCAGTTAGCTGGTACACATCGCCGGTCTCACGCGACCGAGAAGTGATGTCGAACATCTCACCCTTCGGGAACGGGCGCTCGGCTTGTTTTTCTTCTTCCTCTGTCATGCCAAGAAGACCAAGTGCACCGAGACCTAAACCAGCAGTAAGCAGCTTGTTCTCACTGGCAAAGTTGCCAAGGGCGCTCATGATGCCAGACCCTTGACTGGATGACGCTACATCAGACGCCGCTGCCGCCGCTGTATCCCCGGCGGCACCTTGAGTAAATATACCGGGTGAGGCTGAAGCAGGCACAGAAGTAACAGGCGCACCGGTAAGACCGAAACCAGCGGCAGCTTCACTGCCAACGAAACGTGGCATAAAACCACCACTTGCTGCCGGCGCAAACCCCGCTGCACGGCCCGCGTATCCAAGGGTGCCGCCGATAAGGGCTGTCTTCAACGCATCCTCAACATCCTGTCCCGCTGCAAGACCCCCGATTCCAGAACCGATGGCCGCACCCATCGGACCACCAAGACCAAAGCCAATCGTCCCGCCAATAACAGGTGCTGCTTTCTTTAAGGCTTTTGTAAGATTCTTAAACAGGCCCATCAGGTAACCACCTTCACTGTACCACTGTCATTATACAGAGCGCCTGTCTCCAGTCCAGACGCACTAGTCGGCAGTTCGGTCAACGTAATCTTTGTCCCGCGCAACTCTCCGGGGTTACGCTCTTGCGAAATAAAAAGCTCCAGCGCACGAGTCAAATCTGACATATACTGCTGCGTATAGTCTAACGGCGGCTCAGGCAGTCTTGGCGGTGCTATCTGATTTGATGACACTAGCGTCTCCCGTCTGGCCGCAAATCAATTCGCGGACTGCCAAGTTTCCACTTAGCCCCTAATGCTTGCGATTCCACACGCAAAGCAAAAGACCTGCCCCGTGCTCGTAAAAACAACTGGTTCGTAAAGGTCTCGACTGGCGAACTAGCTGTGCGAATAGCATCTCCCGAGGCTGTGTTGTCGAAACTCGCACCGGGGAAGTTTCTAGCCTTAACAGTAAACGTGGCTTGAGGACTGCTAAGATTGGTTGACCCGTTAAACGTAAGGTCCGGAATCACTCTTTGTATATACGTGAATTTGTCTCCGTCGCCAATGTCAATCGCAGCGGACTCAATAAAGGAGTCCATCGCAGATCCATCGTCATCATAGCCAAGTTCGTGGTTGTATATGTACTGGCTGCCGGTAGCTATCGGGAATGTTCTGACACCACGATCCAGCCATGCTGTACGACTGAGGTTGCCGAAGTACCAAACCTTCTCGCCGTAGTTGTATACAACATAACGATCATTATCAGTGCTGCTAGCAGATGGGTAAAACCAAAACACTTCCGAAAATTCAGAGTTGATGCCTGAAACAACCTTGTCAGACTGCTCTAGGTTAAAGTCCAAAAACACCTTGTCTTTGACCGTGCATGGAAGCTGCTGAGTTTGACCCGCGTACACATAGAAGTTGTCGATACCCATCCAGTAAACAACGTCTTCGGTTGCGACGGCAGCGTTCGGACTCATGATGGTGATGTTCGAGGCAAGCTGCTGTAGACCAAAAGTAAAAGGTGGCCCGATAAACCGCATCGAGTTCAGAGCGGTGTCTGTCCACACCAGAATCTCTCGTTTGGTTTCCACCGCCTGCACAAAAGTAGACCCGGCTCCAAGTGTCAGATCACCAGCAGTGTTGGTGGATGTTGGATACCAATCAATCGGGTTCTCTTGCGATGAGAATCGAATTAACAAAGGATCTTGTGTGCCGTCACCTTGCGTATCCGAAGCTCCACCAAGTCCGTCTGAACCAAAAGCAATAACATGTCTGTCTTGATCAGACACAAGAACCTGTTTAGCAATCTGCGGAACACTGCGTTTCGTACCAGTTAAAGTAGAAAGTTCAACGGCTCTTGTTGACAGGTTGTTTGTTTTGTCCCAGTAGAATATGCCACTATCTCTAGGATTAATGAGAAGGTCTTCTCCTAAATTATCATGCGACCACAGACGTATTTCATTTGTAGTCGTCAAGCCACCAGATGCAGCATCTCCCCAACCGTCTCTTCCCCAGGTGCCCGCACCCCAACCAGTGCCGCCAACAGTAGTATCAAGGCCCACGTTAATTTGATAAACGCCAACTGTACTGCCGCCGCCATTCCCAGTATCAGAACCATTAGCGGCAACGCTTACAGAGATGGTGTATGTGTTGGCATCGAGCACATTTACTACCTGATGCTCTTTGTTGAGAACAGCAGCCGTTATGTTTCCTCCGAGGGACGCCGCGCTAGAAAATGTTACAAAGTCGTTTTCGAACGCGCCATGCGAAGCGTCTGTGACAGTGATTGTTGTGCTTCCATTACTGGCTGCAAAAGTCACGTCTCCCGCACCTGTGGTCAGTCGGATCGGAGTGATGTCGTTAAGACCCTGACCCTCTTCGATATAGTATTTAAGGTGAGTGCCAAGGCCCAAGTAATTAGAGCCGTCAAGCGCGATCCAGTTATGCAGGGCACGAGCAGAACCAAGATATGTAGAAGAGCTATACTTTTCCCAACCACCCATCTTTTCGGGGTATCCGAAACGAAACCTGATTTTATCACAATCGCGCCAGCCACCTTCGTTAGAATACGAGGTGATTTCTTGATTTACACCGGGCCTGAACTGTAATTTTGTAAGCGGCATCTACCACACCCAAATTTCAACGTATCCAGAAGCTCCCGTTGCAGCAGTCGCACCACCCGCGCTACCACCAGCACCGCCCCCGCCGATAGAAATAGTTAAAGTCTCTCCGCCGACGTTTGATCCTGTTACATATTTTGTCACTAGGTTAGCAGGGCGGCCATCTCCCATATCCACGTCAAAGTTGTCTTTGTAGGATGATCCTCCGGCAGCGCCAGAACCCTCTTGTACGTCTCCGCCAGAATCTCCTGTTAAGAAATCTGAAAGTCCAGAGGTAGCGTTAATACCCCTGTTACCACCTTTGGCTGTTACGGAAATACTCAACGTACTATTAGACACAGTTGTATCGCTACCCGCCGTGCCATTTGCTGCTTGATTTCCAGAAAACCGCCAAACAGCACCGCCGCCGCCGCCGCCGGAAGCTCTAATTAGTACCGCTTGCGCTCCAGAAGGAATTGAATAGCTAGAACCTGATGTCAGGACTGTGATGACTTGAGGATATCCAGCAATATTGTCGATCTGTGTTTGTACGTTACTGGTTACGCCGTCCAAGTAACCAATCTCTGTGCTTGTGACAGCGCTTACAGATACATCGCCGTTGCCGTCTGAAACCAACGCACGAGATGTCGTAAGGTTTGCCATTTTGCTAAATGCGATTGCTGCTCCAGAAGCAACACTTGCATCTACGACAGCATCACTAGCAAGTTTTGCTGCGGTTACTGCATCATCTGCCATATCCCCAGCGACTATTGTGCCGTCCGCTATCTTGGCGGAAGTTACCGCGCTATCTGCGATTTTGGCCGTCGCTACAGCGTCCGCAGCGATCTGACCCGACGTAACTGGGAATGCCATTAACGTCACTGCCGAACCCGCGCCAGCGCCGTTTGCATAAATCAAAGCAAAATCACCGTCTGCAACGGTGGCGTTACCCCCACTGCCTTGAGTAAACACAGCACTTTGCCCAGAGCCGTTATACACCGCGAAAAACTTGCTTTGGTCATTAGGGCTGATGGTTATTGTGTTAGTGCCAGAAGGAGACCCCCCCAGAACCAAAACCCTATAATGCCCATCAGACAACGCACCATCTGACGTGGTTAACGTGGTGGTTGTGCCTGTTAGCGTAAGTGTGCCGACGCCGTTAAGCACACGATCAATAATGTCAAAGTTTGTGTTAGTGGTTGCGCCCCAAGTACCTGACTGTTCTCCGGTGCCGGGTTTTTCAATGCCACTGTTTGCTGTATATGTGGAAGCCATTTAAACCACCGTTTCTGTCCATGTATCTGTTGTACCACCTGTAGAGATTTCTGTCCACGAGTCGCCGCTGTGTGTGATTGCTGCCCAATTCGGAGAACCGCCAGGATCTATACGCTCCCACAACAGCCCGCCGTCTGTTGTCATTACAAAAACAGCTTCTATTGTTGCTGCGCCCACACGAATAAGATTCAGGACTGTCGTCTGATCAAACGCAAAGTCCATCGTGGCGCTGTCGGTTCGTACTGCTATGCCAACTGTTGTCTGATCAAACTGTGTATTTATGTTGGCAAGCCCGTGAGCTATCAGGCTTGCTGTGCTGACCTGTGTAAAGTTAAACGATTGCTCTGATATACCGCTGACAACTGTTATGCCCGCACTACTTTGCGTAAAGTTGGCATCAAGCGTAGATACACCAGAGCCAATAAATATCCCGGCGGCGCTTTGCGTAAAATCAAAGATGGAGCTTGCTGCTCCGGTCTGCACCCGTATCCCTGTTGTGGTCTGTGTAAAGTTGAAGGACTTTACGACATCTGCGCTGGCAATCATTACCGCGTCAGTGTCTTGGGTAAAGTTAGCAGAGGCTTCCATAATGCCAGTCAACAGACCGGCGGCTGCGCTCACCTTGCTGAAGGTGCCGATCATACTGGAACTGCCGAAAGACAGGATACCCTGTGCGGCTATCGCCCTTTCAGATAGTGCCAGTTCGCCAAACATCAGTCGGCGTCCGCAATGGTCAGCGTACCGGCTGCGACCTGCCGCATGATTTCGTCGTAGTGACGGTTGCCGGGGGCGAGAGGTATAATCATTTCCGTGCCGTCAATAGTAGCAACAATGCTAGTATTTTGATTTGTAGCTTCATCAATAGCATACTGTGCAGATGTAATGTTCATTTCATTCATTTTTACAACTCCGCATCCGCTGTGACTGCCATCCTAATGGTTCCGGTGGTAGTGCTGTCGGTGTTAAACTCGTATCCAAGAGCCTCAACATTATTTGTAATTGTGCCGATATTTCCATTGTAACCACCTGTTTCCGTGGTCGTTCCTTTAGTAATTGTCGGTGCGGCTCTTTTTGTTTGTTTGTAATGCCATGTAAAACCAGACCCTTGTGCGCTAGTGGTACTACCAGCGGCGTAAAGTTGTGATTTTTCAAAATACCTCTGACATTTAGCCAAAGTCTCGCCATAGCTTTCTGAGTGGTCGAAATCCGTTGCTGTAGAGCCGACCTCAAGCTGGACGCCGGTGATGAAGAAAGTTGCGTTAGTCGTTTCCGTTAATTTCACTGTGCTTTCAACACCAATAATATTAGTGCTATCTGTCCAAGAACCAGCGGCAATATCGTAGTTTGAACCCGCACCCAAATCCCACATAATATGTAACCCAATGCCACTGTCCGTAGGCCAAGTGCCGCCTGTGTCAGCGGGGATTGCGACAGTTTTATACTCCCAAGTGTTTGCAGAGTTTATAACGTAAGTACCGCCGTATCCTCTTGTGCCAGCTTGGTTTCTAATACTTACACCAAAAGTTCCAGTAAGGCTGGATTTAACATGAAATGACAATACTATGGCTTCTGCCGCACTGGTTCCAAAGCCAAGATGAGCCATATTCTGACCTTCAATGGCTTGCCGCAAGACAGCATAGCCTGTTGTACTAGCACTTGCACCCGTACCCGCTGTTATCTTCAAACTGTTTTTAAAGTTGTCAGGGGTATCAGTTGATTGTTCAAAAGTCATAGCATTTACAGGTGAGCCGTGACCTACAGCAAATCTGTCTACTGTGTAAATATCCGCAGTGCTTGTGCCACTCGTACCCCGCTGCGCCACGCGCATACATCCCCCAATGATGAGGTTTCTGCCTGTCAGGCCACCGGCATCTGCCGAACCAGCAAGGTCTGCAAATTCACGCGCTCTACTCATCGCTTACTCCGGCTTTGTCGGCCACATTACGTCGTCAAGACTGCTGTAGCTTTTGGTTATATCACGCAGCGCCTGACGATACGCTGTGCGCTCTGTACTCATGGTCAGATCCGAAGAGGCCCACCAATCTGTCTCGGCGATACGGCGGTCACGCTCGGCACGAAGCAGCTTCATAGGCTCGGCGGCATCAAGCTCGGCCTTCTTTGCAGATACCGTGGTCCACGATACACCCCAGTTGTGCGGGTTGCTGGACTCGACGGCACTGCCATTGTCGTCCTCACCGATGATGCGGCGGAACATGGCGTTGAACTCATCCTCTGTGGTCGGCTCACCACGAAGCACCCACTGTTCGTCAGGGATGATAGCTACGATTGCGTCTGCTACTGTACTCATGTCTTAACCCGCCAAATGTCCGCTAAAATATGAATACCCGGAGTTTGTGTGATGCGAAGTGCTACCAGTAGACACATAAACTTCATGTCCTGAATCACAATACAACGTCCAACTTCCCGATATGCCCAGATAGTTTTGCGCGTTCGTGTAGTTGCATCTACTACCAGCGACAACGACATCGTTTTGATAAAGAGTAAAGCTTAATTCATTCGTGCCTTCTGTATACACTTGATTGCTGAACACATAAACGCCATCTACCGGCGCGGTAAATTTGTATGTTGTTGTTGAAAAATGCCCGCCCTGATTAAAGCATCCGGTGCTGGTCACATCATTATATTTAATAATTCCAGTTTGAGTGTATTGGGTAGCGGCACGAGCAAAAAATGCTGGACGCTGCGGCATGATTGCATAGCCAGACGAGTCAATAGAAACGGCAGTGTTCCCGTTAGTCGGGTCTTGGATTTCGGAGACTTTCAGTATGCTGCTCATTGGGCAATCTCCATGCAAAATACCTGACCACCAAAAGTGCTTGGAATGAACTCAATCCAACTCGTACCAGAACTGTGAATTTTTCCTTGAATGCGATACTTGACCTCGGTTGCAACTCCGGGTTCGTCTATTCCTGACACCATCATCATAGTGTCAAACTCACTATGACTCTGACCAATATGTTGAGTCTCGACAGAACCAATCGTATTGAAAACTGCGGTTGTCGTACTGAAATCATCCGTGCTTCTAATCACACGCCAACCGCCCCGTTGTTCACTTGATGCTGTGCCACGAAGTCTAGACATGAAGTTGAAGCAGAACAAAATTTTGCTGTTAGAAAATTTCGGCGTGATTGAAACTGTTTCGGCGGTTGTCCAAGAAGAACTGCTGTTAGCTTGTGTATTGCTCCACGAAGCTAGACCTTGATACTGAACCACATGCCCCGGAATCGCCACCCCGTTGCCGCTGGTCTTCTCGTTGATGGTGTCTACGAATAGTGTACTCATGGTTTACCCCAACAAAAATCCACTAAACCGGCTCTCTTGAGAACCGCTGAAATATTCTCCAGAGCCGCTAAAAGTTATACGAAGTTGATCGTTGGCTGATAAATCAAGAAGATGGCTCAAGGTCACCGTCACATGAATTTGCGTCACCCCTGTTGGGTAACAATACGCATATGTCACGTTGCTGAAGTTTGAACCACCATCTGTGCTTTTCTGTAGGCGAAGAGTGCCGTCTTCACTATTGTCAACTCTTAAATAAAGATAACAGTTGATACAGTAGACACCTGCCACCGGAATGGTCACAACACCCGTGCTGGTGCTGTATATTGAACCTCTATTGACTTCTGTTGAGTTGAAAACAATAGGACTGGTGTTGGTGTAAGCCCCGCTAGAATTATATGCACTCCATGCGGGCAAA